TCATCTAAATTAATCATGTGTATATCTATTTCATTTTCTATAGATAATAATTCAGCTATATCTCTATTCCAATCTTCAATATGTTCCTCTTTTAAAATTACATTTCCAATTTCATTTGTCTTTAATTTGCCTTTTTCATCTTTTTCAGCGTATTTATCAATTAACTTTACCTTTTCCTCATTGTAAGCTTTAAGCTCTGTGTTTATCTTATTTATATTCTTTGTAATTGCATAAGCTACTTTAACTGGTAACTTAGCATTATTTAATTCTCCTAACACATTAATTGTATTTACTATTCTTTCATTACTTAAATTTAATTTCATAATTATTTTTCCACCTTTCTTATTCTGTAACCTTAGTTAATTCGTCTTCAACTTCATATACTTTATTTTTAAATTCTGCTATATCTGCTCTTACTTGTGCTTTATTAGCATTATAAAGTTCTTGATTAGTAATAGTTTCATTTACATTAGCACCACTTCCACCATCATTACTTATAGTTGCACTCATATAAGCAGCTTGTACTCCATCTATTTTACTTACTCCATTTAACGTTATATTTTGCTTTACTTCTAACATATTTTTAATCTCCTTTTTATTTTTCACTTATCTTATAATTATCTAACCCTTTAAATTCTTCTTTTAATTCTGGTTTGTTAACAGAAAATGTCATTCCTTCTTTATTAATTCTTACAGTTGTTTCATCACCTTCCAATGAAGAAAGTTTGAATGTTATTTCATTTGCTTTAGGTGAAACACTCTCGTAGTTTATTACTCCTACATCTTCTGAATTAGGCCAAATTCCCGTTGTATCGACTTTTAATTCATCCACTTTAGCTGGAGTTGCTACTAAATCACTTATTTTAGCTTCAATTGTACTAGATTCTTTATTGCACTTTTTACAGTGTAATTTAGCGCTTTCAAAAGTACATCCTTTTAAATTAAATTCCTCTCCCCAACTTTTACTAAAGTCACTCTCTTTTACTATTTCTAAGTTTAAAGCTGTAACTTGCGCTTCAAGCACTGCCACTCTACACTTTAATTCCTTCATTTCATTTTTTCTTTTAAATAAGTTAAACATTCCTAATCATCCTTTCTTTTAAATATATCTTGGCTTGTACTTTATTTTTATATCACAATTACTTTTATCTACTTTAATTGTATTTGATCCTGGTTTTAATCTTGGGAAATCCCACATATCAGTATCACCATATTTATTTACTCCATCTACAGTTACCTTCTGCAATTCTCCATCTAAAATAACAGTTTTGTTTGTGGTTAAATTTTTTATTATTATTGGATCATCAGCTAAACCTTCTAAAGTTATATCTGCTAAATTTACATTTGGAGTTATTTCCAATATAGCTGGAGTTATATCCGTACCATCATTATTTATTGTAAACTCTTCTAAGCTATTAAAATTAAGTTTTTTTTCTTCAGCGTATTCGTAACAGATAAAATTTAAATTAACAAATAGCCACTCATCTATTTTACTTTCTTCTCTATTACTACTTTCGTAGTAGCAGTGATAGTAGTGTTCTAAGTTCTTAAATTTAATATCGCACTCACTCACCTGTGCCATAAACCTACTTATTTTATTATTTACTTCATTCCTAGTACTACCTTCAAATAAAAGTTTTAAATTTAAAGGCTTAAAGCCTTTATTTTCTCCTATTACTAAAGGTTTAGATGCATTAAGTAGCCATGTTGCACTTTTAACTATAGGAGAATCAGAAAAACTCTTAGATTGTACTTTTCCACCAAATTCACTTATATTAATGTTGTTAATAATCATTACCTAATCCTCCTACCTTGCCAAGCTAAATTTTGAGACACCGTAGATGTTAACTCTTGGCCATCTAGCATATTTTTTATTACTGGCTCTATCTTTAAATTAGAAATTTCTTGTGCAACTGTTTTAGCTATTATTTCAGCCATTTCTTTATAATTAATATTTGTATTTGTAGGTTTTGGAGCTTCTTTAACTACAGTTTTAGCTACTGCATCCATAATTGGATTTTGTGAAGAATAAAAACTAGGACTTAATTCCATAGTGCTAAATTCAGCAGGCATAGCTCTCATATTTTGAATATTAGGAATAGCCCCACCTTGATAATAAGTAGATTCTGGCATTGCCATTCTTCCTCCTGGAATAGCTCCACCACCTACGATAGTTGAATTTTTATTAACATTAACCCAAATAGTTTTAGATTTAGGAAGATTATTTATAGCAGTTGCTACATCGTTAATTTCATTTTTTGTGGTCTTCGCATTACTCTTAATCTCCATGGGCTGTCCATTTATATTTAATATAGCCTTATAAGTTCCATCTGTTTCTTTAGTTACAGACTCTAGAGATCCCACAACTTCATTATTAGAATCCTTTATGTCACTTCCAGAAATTCTAAAATCATTAGTAGTGGCTTCGATTTGAGATTGCATATCTCTTTGAGCATTTTCAAATTCTTTTACCATCTTTTTCGTATCTTTTGCTATTTCTTCATTTAAACCACCCATTTCACCCGAATAGGTATCATATGTTCCTATTATTTTACCTGTAGTGCTATCTACATTTACTAATACATCCCTAAAAGTTTGGTCATTTTCGTTATAGAGTTTATATAAACCAGTCGTTGTAATACCTTCTAATTCTTTATAATAAGAAGAATGAGTACTTAACATTTCAGCACATTTAGCTCCTTGTTTGGTTAGAATTTTACCATTGCTTTCATCTATTCTACCTTCAAGATTAGAATTTTCAGCCGTAACAATTCCTAGGCAATCTGTGAAATATTGTTCCCATGTTGCTATTTCACTTCTTTTAGACTCTTGTAAATTTAATATTTCTTGTTCTGCGGCCGTTCTAGTAGCTTCATCCATAGCATCAAGATTTCCTTGCAACAATTCAATTTGAGTATCATAGATGGCCGCTTTTTGTAAAATTTGTTCATCCGCATAAGCTCTTTGCTGTTGTAGATACTCAGATGCCGATTCTGCATCCATTGTGGCCACTCTATTTTTAAAATCATTTTTTGCAAATATAAGCTCTTCATTTGTAGTAGCTATATTTTGTAACTGTATTTCTCTTATTCTTTGTTCTTTAGCTTGTATATCTGCAATTTCTTGTTCATCAAAACTTCTTCCATCTTCCAAAACTTTTTGTTTAATTGTATTAATATCATTTCTAAGTTGTTCAACTTCTGTTATAGAAGTAGTTGCCACTTTCTCAAAGTGTTGTAATATCAATGTTTCATTTTCTGATAAAGTTCCATCTACTGCAAATAGTTCTTTAAGTCCTTGTTGTTGCTCCTCTTTACGAGAGTTAATAGTTGCTATTGTAGTATCTACTAAAGTATTTACCCTTTCATTTAAAGCCGCACTTTCTTCGGCAGAAAAAACTCCATCTAAATTAATTTCTCTTAAAGCAATACTAAAATCCTGGGAGCCTTTAGTTGCTTCATCTACAGCATTTTTAAATTCATTGCTAAACGAATCGCTTAACTCATCTATCACTAGCCCTTTTTCTTTTAATGCTTTTGTACTTTCAAATGTTTTACCCGTAAATGTAGCTATAACTTTTTCAAATAAGCTCAAATCTTCCTTTGCCCTTATACAACTCGAGTTGGCCAACTCTTGGTTAGTTTTATAAACTGCTACCCCTGTTGCTAATGCTCCAACAGCAGCAGTAATTCCAATCGTAACTGGATTTAAGGATAATAATTCACTTGTAAACTTCGCTAAAGTTCCTGTAACTCCGCCTATTTTAGTACCAGTAGTTCCAAGAGTTTTAACAAATTTACTTAAATCTACTTTACCAAGAGCAGTATTAAAAAGTCCTGTTTCTTTAGAAGCCTCTGCAAATTTACTTATAAATGTACTTGTTTTGCTTGTAACTTTAGAAAATAAGCTTATAGTATCCCCTATTCCTCTACTTAAAGAACCTATTCCTTTTAGTAAAGTTCCACTTGCTACAGACATAAGCCCGAATTTTATAATACTTTTTTGCGTTCCCTCATCTAAACTACCAAACCACTCAATAGCTTTGCTTAAATAGCCTATCAAGTCATTTATATGTGGTAATAAGTGTTCACCTAATTGAATACCTAACCCCTCTAAGGCTGATTTCATTTTTTCAATATTACCTTTAGTATTATCTTTCATAGTTTCAGCCATTGACAATAAAGAGCCATCTGCATTAGATACAGAGTTGTATAAATCACCGTATTCCTCATCAAGCCCACTTAATAACGCCATAAGTGTATCTATTTGAGTTTTACCACCTATCATAGAAGCAAATTGTTGTCTTTGTTCTTCTGTGCATTCACTAAGCCGTTTCTTTAAATCTCTTAAAGTTACAGTAACGCCCCTAAAGTTTCCATCAGTATCGTAAGCACTAACCCCAAGAGCTTCAAGTCCATCTCTAGCCTGTCCACTAACCCCCATAAGGTTTATTAATACAGAGTTAAGAGATGTCCCACTCTCTGCCCCTTTTATCCCTCTATTGGCTAGTATCCCTAAGAGAGTTGCTGACTCTTCTAACGGCGTATTAAGTTCTTTAAAGATACCTCCACAACCAATATAAGCATCCATCATATCAAGTGCCGAGGTGTTGGCTGAAGCTTGAGTCTTTGCAACTATATCCAAGTATCCGGATAAGTCCTCAACTTTTACACCTAAACTTGACATGGAATCTGTCACTAAATCGGAAGTTCGTCCAAGGTCTGCATTAGCTACTTCACTCATTCTAAGCATCGGCTCTAATCCTGTTAACATTTGTTGAGTATCCCAACCAGCTAATGCCATATATTGCAAGGCATTAGCACTATCTGTAGCACTTTTAGAGGTTTTTGCCCCCATTTCCTTAGCCTTTTCAGTTAAAAGCTCAAGATCCTTCCCTGTTGCTCCACTTGTAGCCTGTACCTCACTCATAGCACTTTCAAAGTCTATTGACACTTTAGTTGCATAACCACTTAAAGCCAGTATTGGAGAGCCTAAAGCTACTAGCTTATTCCCTACCTTGTCAGCTCCATCTCCAAAATTCCTAAACCTTTGAGCTGTTTCCTCCATTTTCTCGGACATTTCCTCAAGTTTGTGGGCATAGTCCTGTAAGTGCTTAGTTTGTAAGTTCCCTTGGACCTCTAATAAACTTCTACTTAGTTGTTGTAATTCATTTTCTGTTAAATTTATATTTCTTTCAGCATCTCTTAATTGTTGCTCATACTTATTTAGCTGATTTGTAACTCTTTCTATAGCTTTTTCGTTATCACCTTCGGTATTATTAAGCTCTTCAAGTTCAGCTTTCTTTTTTTCTATCCCTTCTACAGCCTGTTGCATTTGAATCTTATAAGCAGACATTTTAGCTCCTACGGCTTGTAGTTTTTGACTTAAAAGCTCTTGTTGCTTTTGTAAAGAAGCTGTTCCATTTTCATATGTTTTACTAGAATTGGTTGCCGTTTTAAATTCTTTATCTAAATACTTTATTTCTTTATTTAAAGCTGTTATTTGTGCTCTTGCACCCTTATCCTTAACACCAAGGGTGACTAATAAATCTTCACTCAATAGATTCCCCCCCTTAGAAGTCACAGCCTTTAAGGGTTTTAGTTTCACCCTGTACAAAGGTCTGTTCTTTTTTATCTTTAGAATTTCTAGGAGTAAGAGTTTTGTAATGAATATTTATTTGACTAAACAATTTCCTAGGAGTTGACTTCCAAAAATCATCATCACTTTTCTTTAATACGGTTGTATAAATATAGTAAAGATAATCTAAGTCAATATCCTCTTTAACATTACTTACTTTTTTCCAGTCTTAACAGCTCCATTGCTTTGTGGCATAGAACTAGTAACAATCTCAATTACATCCCATGCATGATTTAATAATAAATATAAAACATCCATCTCATAAATTGTTTTGCCTATTGGTTCATTTGACTTTTCTTTTTTTCTAATTGTAGCTCCCATAAAACCTAATGTGATTTCATCATCAAATTGTCCTAATTGAGCTGAACTTTGTAAAAAGCTCTTCCCTGTAAGTTCTTTATATACAGGTATACTTCTCATATCAAAAGTCATTATGTAGTCCTGATCATTTATTTTAAATTCTTTTACTTTTTTAACAAGATTCATTGTTACTCCTCCTAAAAATTAAAAAATATAGAGAGTTTAAAACTCTCTATTTTTTTAAAACTCTCTATTTTATTTCTTCTTTTCTTTTATTTCATAAACTTCTAGAGATGATTCTGAAGTTCCATTTGGCATTTGAACAGTTTTAAAGAAATTCTCTATATCAGTTGGCTTAATTTCCTCATCATCAGAATTAAAACTCATTTCTAAAATACCATTTGGTAATGGTATAGCCTTACCAGTTAAGCTCACACTATCAAAAGAAATAGATTCTCCAACAGTTGTATTTTCTCTACCATCTTTCGCTAGGGTTACATTGTAATAAACAAAATACGTACTAGTTTCATCAGAGTTTGTTTGTTCATACAAAACTGCAAAAGAAGGTTGTGCATCTCCAGTTGTAGTTACTGTTTTCCCTCCTATTCTCTTTTTACCACTTATTAAAGCATCATCTTCTGGTGTAAATTGTGCTAATGTTATAGCTAAATCTATAAAAGCTGGCTTCTTTTTATTTGTGTCAATTTGGTTATCACTATAAGCTGTAGCTTCAGCGTAGCTTTCTGTAGAAGATAATGACTCTAAGCCTACTAATCTTCTAGGGGGTGCATATGTTGGAACTCCAGATGCATCTATTGTTAATTTTGCTATATGTAGATTCCTACATCCTTCAGCTCTTTTCATGTTTATACCTCACTTTTCAAAATTATTTTAAATTGGAGTATTAAAAAAACTACCGAGTTCTATAAACTCAGTAGCTCTAATCTCCTTACATATAAAGCCATGTTTCAAAAAAGAATCCATGACTATTTTTTTACTATTTTCTATATCTTCTACAACTAATATGTTGCATAGTACTGTGTATTCTATTGTATCTATTACGTTATCGGCCTTGCTTTTAGGTAAACTTGTGAAAGAATAAACTACACAAGGTAAAGTGTTATTTCTCCTAGTAATATAGTATCCTGTTAAGCCTGTACCTTCTAAAGCTTCCTTTATTTTATTTAGTATCATGCTTAATCCTCCATAGCACTTTTAATTTCATGCTTTATTTTTAGCTTTATTTTATTTAAAGTTTGCTCCTGTATTCCATTTACAGCCTCGTTAAACCAAAGTTGATGCATATCCATATAGCGGCCATGGAAAATCCCCCCCAAACCTTCATTATGGTATCCATAGTTATGGAAATACAGTCCTTTCCATAAATCAAATTCAGCATTTTCATTTTTAAGACCAACATCTATATAACAGCTCATTTCATAGTTTCTCGGTTCTGCTTGGGCTATATATTGTGCCTCTTTATCGGAGAAATTTGAAGCTTTTTTCTTTATGGCTTCTTCTACATCTGCAGCAACCTCCTGGAGAACTTTTTTACTTTCAATTCTAGAAATTTTATTTAATTTACCCATAAGCTTATCAGCTCCAGTTAATTCTATAGCCATTATTCCACCCTTTCACAAATAAGCAATAAAAATTTCTTTTTATTTTCTATATCTTCATAGTCCTTTATATCATATATTTTGCCATCTACTAAAACTTTAGCTTTATTATCTAGCTCCATATATCTTATAATTACTTCTTTAAGTCTTCTAATGCTATAGCCTAAATTATTATAAGTCTCCTGCCTTCTAAGAGATAAACTTGATCCTGTATATATCTTAGCCCTCTTTGATACTTCATTTATAACTCCTTCACGTGGAATATCATCTTTATCTTTGTATTGGCCAATAATTTGTATTTTCACAGGAGTCTTTAAATCAGAACTTTTTATATGTTTTAATAGCACTTTTAAAACCTCCTATCCATGGTCATCATAGCATCAATTTCTTTGTTGCTTTCTACATAACCATTGTCATACATTTGTTGAACCCTCATTAATACTACATCTGTTAAATATTCCGACTCTTCTAATTGTTCAACTTCCGTATACCCATTAACCACCATAACGTAATTTACTGCATTTTCAAACAAATGTTTTATTTTTAATTTGTCTCTACCTTCAGCATTTAAATATTCATCTAAATACTCTTCTGTAACTTCAGTTAACTTCATAATTTACCTCCTAATTGGCAATTATTTAGTTTTAGATCTTCCTACATCTTTTGTCTTATAATAAGCCATTGTTTCTGTTAAAGCCTTTTTAATATCTAATCTAACATTTGCTTTATAAGCAATAGAATCTTCTATCCATCCAAACTCTGTAGACTTTTGGACTGTTAAAGATTTTCTAGGAGCAACTATAAACCCTTTGCTTAAATCTCCAAAGACTATAGCTTTAGAATCAGTTTCATTTAAATTAGCCATTTCATTTGAAATTATTACAGGGCAGCCCATTAATGTAGAATCCTCTCCAAAAGGCTTACCGTTGTAACCTTCTTTTAAAAGTGGCTTACCGTCTGAGTATTTTAATCCATTCATTAATCTTGCTGTATCATCAGAGAATATCCAAGTACCATTTTTTCTATATTGTTTTGGAACTGCATAATAAATTTTTTCTATTTCATCTATTGTAATAGCTCCTAGTGTTTCTTGTGCTACTTCATGTGATCCATCTGTTTCACTATCTAAAGATATTAATCCTTCTACTCCTTCTTCTGGGTCACCTTTTATCATAAGTTCATCTAAAGTTAAGGCATAGCCCTCTAATATTTGAGCTTTAATATCTCCTACTATGTCATAGCCTGTATCTTGCACACATTCTTCTGAAATAACTACTAAAGTACCATATTTAACTGCTTCCATCTTAATTTGTTCATAGGATGCTTGAGTCTTAGAATATTCTTGTAATTCTTTCATTCTTACGAATTTAGGAAGCTTCTTCTTTTGTACAGGAATTGCGTGAGTTTTACCGTTTAAAGGTTCTTTTCTCATTCTTGCATAAAGTGGAGAGATATATGGCAACTTTTGAATTATGTAGTTTGCAAAAGTCATTTTTGCTATGTTACCTGTAGAAGTTTGTTGACCAGTAGCTCCCCCTACTACAAATTCACCGTCTCTTGCTTCTATTTCAACATCAGAAATATTTAATTCAGTATTAGCTTTTAAGCTTCTAATTTCATTTGCTAAATCAAAGTTTCTATCTTCATTTTGATTTTGGTCATCAGCAGGATTATTTGCTTCATTTGTTTCTGTTTCTAAAGTTAAAAGTCTTTCTTCTCCTTTTATCTCATTTTCAATCGCCTTTAGTTCTGCATCTTTTTCATTAAAAAGTTCAAAATTTCTTTCTTCATTGGCTGCATTCATTTCTTGAATAATAGCCCCTCTTTTTTCTTTTAAGTTTTTAATTCTTAATTGTCTTGGCATACTATGCTCCTCCTAAATTTAATAATCTTAATTTGTTTTTGTTATATAAAAAAAGAACCTCATCATCATTTTGATTGGTTCTTTTCTCAGCATCTTCTTTTGGCAATATTTCTGCTAAATCCATAGACCTAGCATTTGCAATAGTGTTATTATAAGCTCCAGTTGTTACAATACTAACCTCATGTAAGGTTAAGTCTGTAATTGTTCTAGTTCTTATGCCATCTGCATCCTTATCCCACTTGGCTTGGACATTATTAAAACCGAAACTAAACTCTCTTAATACTCCAGCCTTTACAAGCTCATGTATATCCTTAGCAAGTGTAGTTGGTGGCAATTCTGATCTAAGCAATAATTTATTATCTTTTTCTACTAACTCCATTGTTCCAGAAATCATAGAAGCAAGTGGAAGTTCTCTATTGTTATGAAGTGCTAAAAAGAATATATCTCTATTGTTGTCTTTAGCTGACTTAATAGCTCTTTCAAAAACTTTTGGCTCTATTTTTTCTCTAAAAGAACCATATAGAACTTTTGACCATTCTCCAATTTGGTTAACAACACCTTCAATAATCATTTTCCCTTCTTCAGAATCAACGGCTCTAAGCTCATAATTTTCTCTAAATTCCAACTTATTCGTCATCACTTTCACCCCCTTTCGCTGTACCTTCTTCCTTTGGTTCTTCTTTAGGGGCTTTACTATCTTTATGACTTGTTATTGTTCCATCTTCATTTAAAACTCCATAACCTAAATTAATAATAGGTCTATCCAATCCCTCTATACTGTTCCAATTCATTTTTGCTCTTGCTTCATTGGAGAGCATAACCATATCTTTTACAGCCTGACCCCACATCTTTAATTCTTTGTCTGGTGTCATTTTCAAAAGTTCTTGGGTACTGAACTCATAAAAATAACCCTCTAGCTTTTCTTTTTCTGTTAGAAGGTATTTATTAAATGTATTTTGTACCAATATTAAAATAGGTTGTATGGCATTTTTTAAAAATACCAATTGGTTTTCTGATTCATTGGTGTAAGTCATTCCACCTGTTGCAACCCCTAGCATAGAAGGTTGTAACTTTAGTATTCTAGCTATATCTTTAATGGTAAATTCCTTTTGATTTAACAGCTCAAGCTCTGCTGGAGTTAAAGCAACAGTTTTTAATTTCATTCCATCATCTAAAATCAGTACTTTTCCAGCATTTTTTGCTCCACTAAAAAATCTTTTTAAAACCCCCTCTAAACTTTGCCTAGAAGATTTAGAAAGTATACCATCTTTTTCTACTACAGCCTTAGCAAAAAATCCATTTTGTAAAGTGCTGCTAGTATAATCCTCAAAGCCAGTTGCATGGGAAAGTATTTTAACACCTTCCTCTAAAATTCCTTGCCCTTTTAAGTCATCATTCTTAGGGTTACGAACTAGGTTTAAAACTTGGAATGTATCAACCTTTATGTAATCCCAGTACGTGTAAGAGTTTCTTAATTTCCTCTTGTTTTGTTCTCCATTACTAGAACAAGTAATATCATGGTATGGTATGTGATGTAAATGCTTTATTGTGTTATCAGCATTTCTCTCAATATCTAAATAACCATTGCCATAATAAAGAAAATCGCTTATTAAGGCCTTTTTCATGTTAAAAGCTGTGCTATAAGGACTATTTTCACTATTTAAAAGTACAGTTCTATTATCTAGTACCTTTTCACGCTCTCCATTTTCTAATCTTTTATAAAGATAAACTGGCATAGAAGCTATAGCATCACTTATAAGGTGCACTCCTTGGTTTAAAGCACCAATTTTTTCAGCCATTTCTCTAGTTATAGAAATATCTTTTAAAGCATATTCTATAACATCACTCATTGTTGCCTTTTCTTCAGTTGTAAAGGTCTTTTTCGGCTCATTTTCTTGTAATGGCTTTTTTAATCTATCTAATAAGCCCAATTTATCACCCCACTTTTTATTTAAATTATATTATTTGAATAATCTCGCCCATAAAATTGCTCTTTGTTTTTATAGCAACCTAAAAAAGCAAATATAGTTGCAGCTAAAAGGTCAATTTTTTGCACAGACTTCAATTTATCTAATATTTCATTGTTGAATTTATCCTTTGTAGTAATGGCATTTGAAACACACCAAGTTAAAATAGGGTTGAAATGATTAATTATTTTACCTTTATAAACAAAAGTTCTAAATGTTTTAGTAACTCCCGATAGCATTCTCATGCCTTGGAAAATTTGAACCGTTGGAATACCATCTAATTTGCACCATTCCATTATTTCATCAGAGTTATAGGGGTCATAGCATATCATTGCTATAGGTGTTTTACTTAACTCACTATCTCTTTTAATCCATTCATAGATATAGTCATTATCAATTACTTCACCGTCTATTAAATCTATATACCCTTCATCTGCATAAAGCCTATATTTCATGTCATCTCTAGCCTCTAGCTCCTCAATTCTTGCTCTTGGTAAAAATGCATGAGCTTTTACTTCGTAAGTATCTGTTTCCTCGCAATAAGTTACTTTAGATACAGCACATAAATCCGTATTAATAGATAAATCCAGTCCGTAAAAAGCATATTTTCCTCTAGTATCTATAGCTGGGTATGTGTTTCTTTCCCAAGCTGGTAAACTAATGTATTTGTCTAAGCTACTAGCAGATAAAATTAAATTCATTCTTTTAATTTTAAAGTCTCTAGTTAATGCCAAATTACCTATAGATTTTTTAAAACTTTCTTGTAAATCCTCCATGAGTATTGGTGAATAAGGTATAAGTGGATTGGCCTTTTCCCACATTGCTGGATTGCTATATTCCTCTTCACTATCAAGTTGATATATAACACCCCAATGCCTTTCATTGTCTAACTCTCCAGAATTAACTTTTTTCGTGTATTCCATTTCGTCATATGCCCAGTTACCTATCATCTTTACATCGTAGCTTGTACTTATACTAACAATTAAAGGTGATAATCTTGCTCCTGTACCTGAAGCAATAGAACTTCTTACCCCTTCTGGTACAACAAAAGCCTCGTCAATAATTCCAACGCTTGGAGAAATACCATCAAGGGTTTTTTCTTCACTTGCAAGGGGTATAAAAGTAGACTCATTTTTAATGAGCCTTATTTCATTTCTATTTAATTTAAACTTTTTGGCTAACCTAGGATTAGAAGCAATTAATCTCCTGCATTGTTTAAAACTTATTTTAGCTTGATCTTTCTTGCTGGCTACACTTACCACTTCTGCTTCTTCCTCATCATTCATACTAAATATTGATATTAGTGCCATATCAAAACTTTTAGCATTTTTTCTAGCTTTCATAATCATGCTTGTTCTAAATCTTCTCTTTTTAGGATTATCTTTAAATCTCCAAGCATATAAATTATCGAATACAAAGGCCTGTGGTGGTGCTAACTCTACTGGTTCTTTGGCTCTTGCCCCGCTTGTAAAGTTTAGGCAACTAGCCCCATTTTCTAACCTAGAAGCAACCTCTAAATCAAAGTAAAATGGATAGTCTGGATTTTCTGCTGCTTCAATGTCTTTTAAAAATCTTGCACAAGCATTAATACAATCCTTACAAGCTACAATATTTCCCTCTACAACATTCCATGCATACCAATAACTTTTTGTTTCCTCTATAGATTTATAGTTAACCAAAGAGTTTATCCTCCTTGGATTCACCTTCCTGCTTTTCTATTTTCATTATTGAAAGTTTTGCTCTTGATGATGGAGAAAGTCCAAGTTGTAAGCAACCAGTGTGAAAAATAGCTTGATAATCCTTTTCGATTTGAATGCTAGGATTTTTCTTCATTGCCTTAATATCACCATTTTCATTGTAGGTTGTAATTACAGCTCCAAACTCTTCTATATGTTTTCTAGCTTCATTCATCCTATGAATTGCATTAGCTGTTGTTATGAGTAATTCTATATCTAGATCACTTAAAATATCAGCTTCTTTTAACTGATTTACTAGCTCTTTATATATTTTTGCAACTGGTAAAGGTAAGTTTTTTGGAACCTTATAAACTTTTTTCGCATTACCTTTTAATCTTTTTTCATTCTCGCTTCTAGTTGATTTTTCTTCTTTCGTGAGGTTTTTAGAAATTAAAGAAACTGGTTTCGGTGCTCTCAATTTAATCTCCCCCTTTCAAAAAAGTTCATTAGGGAATTTTTGTCCTAATTGTCTAGGGCTTTTTTACTGTTAGGGTAGCTCCTAAAAAAAAACATATACCCCCCTACCTTTTTCCTTCCTCTAAATACTCTATAAGTCTATCTCTGTCCATGCCTTCAATAGCTTTATGACATTGTTCACATACAAATACCAAATTGTCTACATCATAGTGAGTAGTATTATCGCCTTTTAATACTTTAATGATGTGGTGTGCTTGTTGGCCTAGCTTTCTATGGCCGAAGTGATAACATACTTCACACAGTCCATTAGCTCTACGCCTGCATTCAGTCCTAGCCTTCTTATATCTATTGTCATTATAAATTTTATCTGCTTCTCTTTTTCTATTGGATATTCCATAAGTATTTATATAGTTTATCCTTTCCTTTTTAAAGCACTCATTACATAACGCTGTCTTTCTCTGTAAGGGTATTAGCTTCTTGCATCTGCTACATAGCTTATATTGTGTAGTTACTTTATTACTCCTCATGCATTACACCACCCCCTTATTTGATTGAATAATATACTACTAAAGCTTTATGTATAAAGCAAAAGCACCTAGCTTTTACACTAGATGCTTTACAAATATCATTATAGGAGGACTTGTCCATGTTCATAGAAGTCACACTCAATGCATAATCTCTACATACTCATTATTGCATATATTGTCTATATAATTATTCATATTTTATTCCTTTTTTATTCCACCTTTTAAATTTATATTTCAATTCTAATCGCTTTGACCAATCTTCTTTAATTGGTTTTATATGATGAACTGTATTGTATGGAGTTATGGTGTTCTTATCTAAGCAATCTTTACATAGTGCATGATCTCTTGCTATTACTACTTGCCTTACCCTGCTCCACTCTTTACTTTTATAGAACTTATTATATTTACTATCTCTTTCATAAGTAGTTTTTTTGTAATATCTTATATTTTGTTTACGTTCCTCTTCTGATTTCACTTCACATTTAGGACACTTCTTCACGTTGTAAGGTATTACCTTGCCACATCTGCATATCTTCTTTAACATACTTTATTCTTTTCCTTTGCCTTATCTAATTCTCTACTTACTCATTTTAAGCATAATAAAAGCACTTAACATTTCTGCTAAGCGCCTCTTGAAAAAAGGTATTGAGAATTTATGAGAAGTTATATGATCAATAACCGATAGGAGATAGTAGGAATCGAACCTACTTCTATAGATTAAAATTCTATTGTTTTACCATTAATAATAAACTATATCCCCACGCTACACCTAGATTTAATTCTAAGTGCTTTAACATAAATAAATTAAGGAGGTTCTTGTATATCCAGCTAGCAAAACCAATATTTCTTGACCCAATACTATATTACAATATTTAAAGTGTCATTTGGTGTCACATTTTAATTTATTTATATAACCTCTATGTTTGTTTCTTATAGCTGTTATGCCATAATTCATATTATCGGCTATCTCTTTCCAAGTTAACCCATCAATATACTTATAAATAAATATTTGTCTTACCTCTGAATTTTCTATACTATAAATGAATTCTATTAACCTATCTTTTTCTTCTACTAACTCATTCATTTTATTTACTATTCTTCTATTCATTTTTGCTACTTTTGTTTTGTAACCCTCTAAGTCATAACCCTCAATATGCACTTTATGGACAGTATACGGAAATTCTGAAGTAGAACCATTAACTGAATCTCTAACAAATTCAGGCTCTATTTTTTCAAGTTGTCTTTTAAGTAAATCTATTTCTATTAATAACCTTCTATATCTCTTTAAGTTTTCTTTAGTCATAATTTCACCTCTTCTGTTTACCATGTATTATGTCTGCTACTTTCATTGCACCCTCTAATATTCCTTTAAGATCTGTGAAATTAACATCTTTACCTTTTTCTTTTTTAATATCAACAGCATCCATAGTTATTTTAATTACTGTATGAAATTTTTCATGTCCTAAAGCGCCATACATTTTTGCAATGCCTTGAACTATTTTGTCTTTATATTCTTTTTTGAATATTTCATCTAAATTGCTATTATCTTTAGATCCAATCATATTACATTTCCCCCTATGAACACTTAAAATCCTCTTTTGCCTTTAGCCATGTTGATTTTGCTGATGTGTGAATATATTTCAAGTATGAGCATATTTCTTCAAGTCTTTCTTTTAATGCTACTCCTTGCCCTCTTTTTAAATCTTTCTTTGTATAATACTTAATATTTGACCATCTATGATAAGCTTGTATAGCATCTTTTTGCAATTTAAATGCTCCTGCTATATCCTCTTCTACTAAATTATCATTTCTTCTATATATATCATTTAATATCTTTATCTCTTCTGGATATACTTTTTCTAAATCCATAACTTTCTCCTTATTCTTTTTTTATCCGTATTTAACCAATCATTATCTAGATAATAAAAACCATATACAACTCCAGTAATTAATAATATCCAAGCAACCCAAAATAAAAACAGTAATCCAAATCCCTCTTGTAAATACTTATATGTTTCTTCTATACTCATATTTTCATAGAGTTTAATATCATTTCCTATATTATTATTTTGTAATGTCGTGAATATAGTTCCTGTAGCTTTAATTGGACTTCCATAATATTTATATCTAATATGAGACGATTCTTTTATTGTATCTATATGCCTACTATCAAGGCTTAGGAATTGAGCATAATCAAACTCAACTCCTAAAAATTTTACCTTTTTAGATTTTAGGCTTTCACTATATACCTCATCCCAAGTCCAATATGTTTCTGTTCTAGTTTTAGTTTCCCCTTCAGAATTTGTGTATGTAACAGTTCTTGTATGCATTGTATATTCTTCTTTCACTTTTTCTATGTAAGAATATTCTCCCCCAATTTCTTGATAGGTTACTGGATCTAATACTTCTATCTCTCCATATACAAATGCATTACCAATGCTTGTCCTCATTCCATATTTAAATAATTCTTCATCTTCTACCTTTATAGCCTTATTATATTTCTCGTTTGAATCCATAATTTTTTCTGAAATATTACCCTGTATAATTACTCCAATTATAAGCATTACTGCTACTATTGATATACTAGCTATAATTTCCCTTTTTGTTATCTCCATACTTTTACTCCTCAAATAAATTTTGTGGTGCATCAACTGGAGCATTATAATTTAAATAATCATACTCTATATATTCATATCCTAGTAAACTTAAAAATTGCTTATTAGGGAACCTCTTCACATATCTGTTGTATTCTTTAATTTGTTTATTATAATTGCTTCTATATTGAGCTATCATATTTTCTGTAATACTTAATTCATTCATTAATTCTTTATAGTTATCACTAGACTTTAATTCTGGATATGCTTCTGCAGCTGCATTAATCATCGTTGTTACATTTTCTATATCATTACTTTTTGAACTTCTAGCGTCAACTATTTCTTTTAATGTATCAGCTTCATGTTTATCATATTGTTTTACTGTATCTACTAAGTTATAAACAAGATCTACCCTTCTTTTCTCTTGCACCTTTATATCTGAATCTGCAACTTTTATTTGTTCTTCTAGCCCAATAGCCTTATTTTGTACTCCATTTACCATAAATATTGATAATAAACCTATTAATATTAATCCTGCTACTGAAATAAATATCATTTTAAATTTTCCCATTTTAATTATTCCTCATTTCTTTCTTTATTTTATCTTCCATATTTAGCTTTTCTTTTAGCAAATAACTTCTTTCTATTTAAAACTCTCTTTTGGTATTTTTTATATTTAATAAGCTTGTCTTTATGTTCTGTAATCTTTATCCATAATCTTTTAAGCCACTTCCACACTTCCTCTGCAACCTTTTTAAATGCTTGTACTAACTCTATTAACGCTTCTTCCATTTATATTTTCCTCCTACTCTCAATAATATTGAATTGTTCATTACTGATGTTTTCTTTCCCATTCAGTAATACAAGCACTGTCTAACTCTTCAATATCTCCAGTAACTTCGTCTTCGTGTATAAGAGTATAGCTAACTACGGCTTTAAACTTTCTTCCACAAGTATCACAAACCAAGTCATTATCTACTATCCAATCATTATTTAAAATTGCATCCTTTAAGTCATAATCAGCATCTTCATATAGAACTAATCCGTTACACCCTTCTTTATTACATCTCATACATCCAATACTCATTTAATTTCATTTCCTCCTTAAAAGTTGATTCTCAATATAATCAAATTATTAATCTCCAAAGAAAGAGCATTGTCCTTCTATTTCTCTTTTTTTATAATTTTCTCCTATCCACCATTTCATTACATCTCTTCCTGTTTCCCAATCACACTTTTTCCCTTTTTTAATTCTTTCTTCAATCATCTTCTCAAAAGCTTTTATATAATTTTCTTTATATGCTGGGTATAATGCTAATTCCCTTTTCTGATTGCTAGATAGTGGACACCCAATACAACCTAACCTTTCCCATCCTTCATCATATAGCTCACAATAAGGTAAATTGTATTTTCTTATATATTCCCATATCTCTTCATCTGTCCAATCTATAATAGGCCTTATTACATTCTTTTTCTTCCAGAAGCCAACCATTGGTAACTTACTTCTTTTTTTACTTTCTT